GATAGAATCCTTTCAGCATCCGCCCGTGATAGCACATACCCGTTCTGACTGGGTACCATCACCTCTCCCCTGTAGCCGTACTCCTGCCATAGATAAGGATTGCCAGCAGATACCGGACCGCCAATCGGTCTGTCCCCAAGAACGTCCCACGAATAGGTTGCATCAGGATCACCCACCCGCTTATAGTCAATCGTTACTGTTGCGCTTCTGTCAGTAATTCTTGCCAAATCATCCGCCAGCCCTGCCACCAGTCCGTTATAAGTGGACAAAGTAATCGATCCTTTATCAAGGGCATCTTTCCACAAAGCAGTTTGAACTTCTGCATAAACGGTGCGGTTGTCAATCAACCCCATCGCTTCTGCTAACTCGTAAGCCTCGTCTGCCGATAGTCCCTGTGACGCAATCGAGAATAATAGCTGGTCGTTATATCCTTTCATTGCATCCGCCGCCGTCATACCAGCATCCCCCACTTCTTCAATCGCATCTGCTCCCTGATAGTACGGGTCTTTGGCATATTTCATCGCTTCGGCATTGGCTTCAAGCGCCGCCTTGAATTCGTCAACCTTGCCCCTTGCTTCAGCAGTAGCATCGTTAATATCCAGATAGCCTTTATGTACCTGCCCCTGAATGTGGTTGTATTCCTGCTGTGTAATGATGCCGAGTTCCAATGCTTCTGTCAGTGAATCCTGGAATATCTTGGCGTCGTTCAAGGTGGTCGTGACGCTCTCAAGTACGCCCTGAACAAATCCGCTCTCAATGATATTCAGCTTCATTGCGTCTGTGGTGTTCTTGATCGCCGCTTCAAATGCCATGAATGAACCCATGCTGCTATCTGCGGCATGACCGACCTTGTCAATCTGCTCTTCGGCTTGTGCAAGGAACGCTTCGGTGAACGCCTTATTGGTATCCATGCCAGTGGCTTTCAAGTCTTTCACCTTCTTGTCAAACCCGTCCACGCTCACGCCCAAATTGTCAAAGCGCATCGTGGTCTGATTGGTCAGGGTCAGCACCAGCTGGTTCATGTTCATGTTCAAAGCGCCTGCCACACTTGCCAGTCTCACGGCTTCATCGTGTGTCTTTGCCAGCCCCAAGCCCATGAAGTCGGCAGCACTGCCCATCAGTTCGCTGTCGGATACCAGCCCCCGTGTGGCTTCGCGCAAGTCGCCCAGCAGGGCATCAGCAGTTGTGCCAATAGATCGTGACAGGTTATCAAAGCGCGTTTGCATCATCTCAAGTTCTGCGCCTTCGCGTGCGGTTTCGTATACTTGCTTCATGGCGGCGCCGACCTGCTGCGCAATCTGAATGCCTGCGTTCAATCCAGTCAGAACGCCCGCCCAAGTTTCGCCGAAGTTCTTTGATGATTTATCGGCGGTTTTGGTGGCTTCTTCTAACCCGTCAATATCCTTTTTTACTTTCTTGATTTCGTCTGACGATTTATTCAAAGCGTCAATAACGATTCGCAAACTCTCATCAGCCATAGTTGTCTCGCAATCCGTTTATCTCTGACACAATCTGCCACATATCTTCATTTTCCTTGCGCCACTTCGCCATTTCGCCTGCCTTCTTACCGCCCCGCTGGTATTGCTTGAAAGCATGGTAAACGTTCATGGCGCTTCGTATCTTGCGCAGCAGTCCGGCAGGCTGGTCCCAAATTCCACCAGGCAGCGGCAGGGCGTGATAATGTTCGCAGTCAAAGCCCAGCTCCAGTAAGGGAGGCAATGTCACATCCTTGCCCTCTGCATAGTCCGCAACTGCTATCAGGATAAAGGGTCAATGCTCAATGCCTCCGCAAAGTGCTTGGCGATGCAATCCGAAAGCCAGATCACGAATCCTGGTTTGGCAGCGTCCACATCTTCAGCCGTCATCTTTGGCTCAATCAGGATGCCCTGCTCCACCGCTACTCGCACGCTATCACCACGCCATACAGATAGCGGCTCATTCTCTTTGCCCTGCATGGCGCGGTGAAACGTTTCAACTTGCTTTTGCGTCAGTTCTGCCAGTTCACACTTGCCAAATCTCGTGTGTGTGTATTCCATAAATACTCCTATGCCAGCGCGTTAATGCCGCTGATGGTGTTGATCTTCAGCCAGTTTCCGAAGGTGGAATTGTACACGCCATCAAATACCAGGTCGTAGGTCATCACGCCATTGCGATCCTGAAATAGCTGCGGTGCGCTCATGGTATGTCCTGCGAATTGAATTTCAAGCTTGTCATCTGATCCGTTGGTGTAACTGATTTCAATCTGGCGCTCAAGGATGGTGTTGGCATCAGCAAGCATGGCAATCAGGTAATCGTCAGTCGTGCTGTTCAGTTCCAGCGAAAGCCGAAGCTGTCCGCTCCATTGCTGGTCATTCCACGCCTGCGGTGTGCATCCGCCCAAATAGGTGCGGTATTGCCGGTTGGAATTGATCGTCAGTTCCCAGCTGAAAGCCGAAGAAGCCACTGCCGTATTGCCCATCGTGCCTGCCCAAGCGTCAATCGCCAAAGCTGCCATACACCCTGTCATGCGTGTCAAGCCCGTTCGGTCTGATAGCGTTTGCAATGCGCCTTCGATCACTTTGCCGCCAATCAAGGATCCGCCCACCTGGACACCGGTATTCGAGCTGCCCGACATTGTCAGGGTCGCCACGCTTGCATCCTGCATCTGCCATACTTCGTTTGTCTGACCCCATTGCAAGGTCATAAAACTTGGCGCGGCTTCTGCGGTCAATGGCGCGGCATAAGCCCGTGTAAACGGTCCGGTGCCAGTTGGTGTGGCTGCTGTGAACAGGCTATCCAGCCAGTAATTCAAATCCTCAAAGGTCTCATCTGATACCTCAAAGGTCGCGTTGGATGCGTATTGATCTAACGCTGTGGTAAAGGTTGGGGCAAGTGACCCGCGCATTTGTGTGATCGCCCGTGTCTGCAAGTCCGGCGTGAGCGCGAATGAGGAAACATTCTGCAACCTTGCCGTTGCTGTGGTGTTGGCAGATCCGAATGCGGACTGCTTCGCCCGTTGTAAAACATTGTGTGCATTAAGCATCTTTCACCTCTTTTGATTCTGGATTGATTACGACATACAATTTCTGCACAAGTGCAGCCTTCGTCAGTTCTCTTGGATAGGATACCCACTCGTCTTCATCCATATCACGAGCAGGCAGTCCGATCATGTATCCCCTATCCATGTAGATAAACATGACCTTCTCTCTTTTCACTTTAGGCATTCAGCACCTCCCTCACTTGTAATTGGCACAACACGCCGGGAAAGAAACGCCCGCTGGTACTCGGCCATTCATACTCGCCAGGTGTCACACTGACGCTCTCAAGCGATGTGGTGTTACTATAAGGACATTTGAAAGTTCTCATCGCCTCCAGGTATTGCCCACAGTAATCTACCAGCTCTTCAGCAAAACCTTTCAAGCCGATGCCCTGCTCGCTGGCATCCCATAACATCAGGTCGTTGATCTGCCACACAACGGTCATGGTCGTGCCAATGGCAAGGAAATTCGCTTCACGCCCTTCACCTGGCTGATTGCCAAGCGGTAAGAGAAGCCTGGCAGGCAGGATCGCCGTTGTGATAGATTCCGGTAACTTGTCAAGGTCATATGCCGTTGGTGTGACACCACTCTTTGTTGTGATGGTCTTCGCCGCAAGCGCATCATATACGTTCAAAATCACACTCATGGGATCCGCCTTCGGTAATTATCCAGGATGCTCTTGACATCCTGCGGAATGGATGCGGGCATAATCGTCACGCCATCTCCTGTCACGAATGGGCGGTCAATATCCGCACTCGTGTCCTTCTGTCTGTAAAGGAATGCCGTCAGCCGTACGCAAGCGTGGGCAATATCTGCAGGGGCAATTGTGGAATAGCCCCATGTTCCGGCCACAATAATCTCGCTGTCAGCATCGTACAATTCCCAGTCGGTATCATCGTCCAGCTTGATTGCCCACTTTGGTGTTTCGTTTCTCGGCATCAGCTTGTAATTCGCACTGGCAATTTCTGTGGTATCCTCATCGCCGTTGGTCAGCGTGGTCACGGCCAGCAGATCATAGCCGAACAGATAAAGATATTTGCCATCCACTGCGTCAGCGCCGAAATATTTTGTTGCTGTTTCAGCTTCAAATATTCGCCCGGTATAACTGTTGATTACGCCAGTTGCACGTGTGATAAACGATTCCAGCAGGGCATCATCACTCATGGCAGCAATCCCGAGATATTCTTTCACATCCACAAGCGTTGCATATGCCATTATTTCACCGCCTTACCGACTTCCTTTTCGGCTATCACCTTGTCGTCCATCTTGTCTTTGATTGCCTTTGTGGATCGCTTGTCAGGCTTGCGCACAATCTTGACCGCAGGCGCATCAGGCTCACCCAGAATCTCAATATAGCCAGCCCTGAAGAAATCATCCACCTTCTCTGTTGGTACATTGACAATCATGCCCGGCTCATACAACTGCTGATATACAAATTGTTTTAGTATCTTTACTCGTGTCATACTTTCATATCCTTCCTTTGTCGGATAAACCGGCAGGCCGTTCTTCTCAATGTGTGCGCACTTAACATCAAATCGGCATATCTGCTTCATTCCGTATCTTGTGGTATCCACCGCGATTGCCCAATCAGGGGCATAACTGCCCCCCGATGCCCTGAAATTGAACAACTCTAAAACTCGCCGCCTGAACAGTGTGAAGCCCATCCCCACTCCGCTCACCCATGCCCATCCCCGTGACTCTGCCTGGCTATATTTGCGTGGCAAGTATGATATAGATTTCTGTATGTTCGGACTGTCTTCAATATACAGAAACGCATTCACACAATAAGCGCCATGCCTCAGCATATACAATCCATATACAATATCGGATTCCGTTTCCCACAACTTAATCAGCCCATCCTTCGGGACAATCATATCATGTTCAAATGTGACCAGTGCGTCATAGCCCTCATCCAGCACCCGCCTTTGAATTTGCTGATATTGGTGCAATGTGTTTTTGTGCTTGCCATCTCTGCCATAGGGATTATCCAGCCCGATCACCCAATCAGCCTCACAGCTCTCAGGTATTTCCAATCCGTAAAAGGAATTCACAGATTCCGGCCATGCCTGAATAACGCCTTTTTCCTCATAGGTTGGCATGAAAATAAGAATTCTTTGCTTTGTATCTTTTGTCATATTCTTTTCCATTCAACCGGCAGCACCGCATTATTCCGCACAAGCCCGCCGTGCAATAAATAATCGTTTGGTTTTGTTGGTGGTGCACCATATGCCTCAATGATACCGTCTGTGACTGCATCACAACACAGGTACACCACCTTCTGGCACCCAAACCAGATGCCGAGCTTCTCTGCGATCACAACACTCGGTAAATTCCATTCAACCGCAAAATCTCTTGGTGCGTTGAAAGAGTACACTGGCTCATAATCCACGTCATCTATCAGTTTCAAAGATTCCAGTTCGTGTAATAGCAGTGTCGCTTTTTTCGGATACACAAATAGTTTATCTTTTTGCAACGAATATAGCGGGTTGTCAGGTTGCAGTGATTCCACTTTTTCAATAGCGCCATTAATCGCCATAACAACGCCTTCAAGTTGTTCCGTTTGCAAGCGTGCCAGTGACGGGCCCCTGCCAATCACTGTTAGCACCTCGCCTTTATGGATTCCTAACAACCCGCTAATCGTTTTCACCTTATGCCGTTGGATGCACGCCGTATCCGATGGCTTCAGCGTTCAGAACGCCGTAGACACAATCGAACAGGTAGACCAGCTCAATCTGACCATAGCGCGCACGGGTGTAGGGATCTCGAATCATCTGCAAGCCCTGCCCGTTGCGGATGCCAACCTGCGACCAGTCACCAAAGAAGATGGATTTCTTGCTTGCGGCAATCGTATCCGCCTTATTGGTGAAGTGAACAGGGAAGCCCAACAAACTCTCTCGGAAACTGCCCTGCGGGGTCTGTGCATAGATGCGTGGATTGTCTTTGAGTGACACGATCTTCGCATAGGAAGGTCCGCTCATCACCCAGTTAGCAGATCCGCCATCCAGGTAGCTCACCATGTCGGACTGAAATACCATCTCTTCAATCTCGCCGAGTGCAACCGCCGTAGCAGACGCAAATGTCTTCAGCAACGTGCCGTAGCTCTCAACCTCTGTAATCAGCAGGTCGTTGTGTGTTTTTGCCATGCCACGCCCAACCCAGTTAGCCAGGAATGCCTCAAGCCGTGAATCCTCATCTCGCAATAGTTCGTGTGAGATGCGAATAATCTTGCTGTATTTAGCAAGGGTCAGCTGTTTGCGTCCGGTCGCCGGTGCGTCATCATCAAATTCTGCAGTTTCGGTTGTGACCACAAATTCGCCGTCAGCCTCATTGTCATAAGGCACGTTGATGGTGGTACCAACGCCTGGAATTTCAGTCACGCCCAACTTCTGCCATAAAGCAGATTCGTCACGCCGGGCAATCACGTTCTGATAGTGCCCTATTGGAACCAGGTATTGCCCATCAGCCGGTGTGGTGATGTTCATGTCAGTGTCGTTGGACGCTTTCAGTGAACGCATAACGCTGTTCTCTTGCCCGGTGCGAACAAAGTGCATGAAGCCCTTCATCTCGTCTTTTTCACCAAGCGAAGACACAACAGCGGGTGCGGTCACTTTACCCTTGATCTGACCGGGCATCGCCTTCAGCTCGTCAACGATGGATTTCTTCATCTCGGCAAGTTCAGCCTTGATGTCAACCTGCGGGGCAGGTTCTTGCTCAACAATGGGTTCTAATACTTCATCAGTCATTACTAATTCCTCCTCAGGAATAATTGTTTGGGTTGATTTGATTTCGCCATCCGTTGCGTCAGCCACGTCCACCGCGCCCTCAAGCGCCTCCGGGATCGTCTCCGTGACGGTAACAGACTTTGATTCGATAACGGCGTAGTCATTCGCCGGTAATCGCCATTCGTTTGTGTCAAACAGTGCCAGCTCGCCCACGGGCCACACGTCGATCAGCCCGCCCTTGCCCATGCGAACTAAGTGCGACACGGCACCGCTGGACGCCTTGATACCTTCGGGTCCAGCCAGTATCAAGCGCTGTGCCAGCGGTTCTTCGTAATCCAGCATCGGCTCAAACCAGTGCCCACGCTTATCCGTGCCTACATAGGTCGCGCGTCCAATCACAACAGGCGGCACCTGCTTCTCGTCAGGCTTATCCGGTCCATAGCCGTGATAGTAGGTGATGTTCACCTGGTCGCCCACCTTCAGCCAGATGTCCGTGTCCTCATGGAAGGCTTCGCCGTCCAGGTCACGCCCTTTGATCGGGCCGCCGAACGGAACGCCCAGCACACGCCAGCCCACGTCGGTATATTCGCCGTCTGCTTTTAAGCGCTTGTCGGTTTCGGTTTCACGCTCGACCACCTGCCCGTCGGGTATCTGTATCTTGATTCGTAATTTATTCATGTTCGATCTCCTGTTTGAATGCGTCTTCTATCGACCTAAGTGCATCACCGCCATACAGCATCACCGCCTGCTTTGTGGTGATCCAGCCCGTGTGCCGGTGATAACTGGTCTGCTGGGCGCTGTCCTGCACCAGCCTGGCATAGCTGACGTTCGTGCCAATAATCGCCTTGAAGCCGTAGTTTTGCGACCTGACCGTCCACGACTGCCCTAACTTCTGACTGCCCGGTGACTGCCCTCTGCGGTAGGGGACTTCAATGTCACCTTTTCTCAAATGGTAGAAGAAGCCGCGCCGGACTTTCGGGTCCAGCTTGATAAGCGGATTCGGGCGGGATGTGTGCGTCGGGTATTCTCGCATCCTGCCCTGTAAGTCCTCAGCGGCTGCTTTGATCGCCGCCTTGACCCGCTTCATCGCTTGAATAGAATCCAGTTTCTTAATCAGTTCGTCAGCGCCTTCTAAGCGGATGGTTTGTGTCATCGCCGCACCTCTGGCAAGCGGTAGGTCACCCAGCACCGGCAGTTCGGATGGGCTGGCGGGTATTGCCCGTCGGTGATCTCTGTGCGGTGTTTCGGCCAGCAGATCGGGCAGCGCCGCACAATCTCATCATTCGCCGTCTGCCAGATCGGCACCATGCGAATCCCGCTGTCCCTGTAAATCTGCTCAATCACTGCCCGCTCACCTTCCACCGCTGCCCGTGTCGTTTCGGTGATGGCGATCATCTCGGCGCGCACAGGGGAATACCACTTTTCAAGTTCTGCCCGCAGTTCGCCAAGATTCCAGCCTTCTTCATAGAAGCGGGGAATCGTTTCGCCTAAGTGTTCATAACGCCTGTTGAACAGCTGCTGGAGCATCCCTTCGGTGTGGCGCCGTGCCCACTGTGACGCGGTGGTGTTCACCATGTCCCAATCGACACCCACGCTGATCTCCACCATCAGCCCTTCAGCTTGCTGCAGGTAGATATCCACCAAGATCGGCTCGACATCCTTCTGAATGTCACGCCAGCCGTTCTGCCAGTATTCGTTTGGCACGTTGGCAAGCGCAGGCGGATCGCCCAGCAGATCCATCAGCTTCGACAATTCAGCGCGCAAATCACGCCCGACAATGCGGGATAGCTTGCGTTCTAATTCGTCGCGGTTGATAACTTCCATTACGGATAGCCTCTCCATTCCAGCGCGTTATCGAACACCGCCTTGACTTCTTCAACGGTCTTTGCCGCTTCAAGCGCGCCGGATATTGCGCCGTGCAAACTTGCCGGGATGATGTCGCTCTCAAACTCGCGCAGTTCACGCCCATCGGATATTCGCTTCTGCGCGAATCGCATCCAGCGCCCTAACTCCTGTGTCAAGTTATCGTCAAAAATCGCTCCTGACGCTTCCTGTGCGTCCTGGTGGCTTTCTAACTGTGCAATCTGGTCGTCTGCCAGGTCATAACCGGCAATATCCAGCGCTAACTTTGAAGGCAAGCCAGCCCGCACCAGTTTCAACAGCAGGGAAGCCCGTTCGCTCTCGTCTTCCTGGAACAGTTCCAGCTCATTGAAGGCAAATTCGATCCGCAAGCCCTCACGCTCCAGCAGCTGATTGTTCAGCACGCTCTCAAACTTGCGCGCTCTTGGCGTGATCGTATCCTGGTAGAAGGACTTGCGCTCCTCGACAGCGGTGGCATAGTTAGCGGCTTCGCTGTCCAGCATGGTCTTCGGCACGCCAAAGGCGACAGCCAGGTTGTGTTTGGCTTCTGCATTCAGATCCGGCATAGCAAGGTCTTTCAGCAAGGGCGTCAGCTGTGTCGGGGTGATCGAACCCGCACGCACACCCAGCACCCGGAAAGCGCTCTTGATCGCGGTGGCGGAACGTTTGAACCACTGCTCAACCCGGCTGATTTCGTTCTGGGACGCGCTGTCAATACCCAGCAGGGTGACGG